GACCGAGACGGGCTCGAGCGCGCTCGTGGGGATGACCTCCGTGATGAGGTTGTTTGTTCTGGAGTCTCCTTGCTGGCGGAGGTAGGGCACGTTGAGAACACCGCAGGACTGCGCCGGCCCGAATTCGTAGTTCTGCCAAAAATAATCGCCGAGCTCCTCTTTGTACTTCTCGTCACATCTATTGCGGACAAATTCTCTACAATGCTCGCAATCTGCGGGCAGTTTGCCTACGCAATTAGTCACCAATTTTTTGCAAGTGTTCAAGGCAATTCCCGTATCGTAACCACTGATGGAGGTTACGGTTGCGGTCGCCCTCGTCGTGTTCTTCGCCGGCGCCTTCGTCACTGTCTGCTGCGACGGTGGGTCGCACCCTTCCTCCTCCGCTATCATACACGATTCCTCATTCCCAGCCGCGCATTCGTGTTCAAGCCATTCGCACTGTTCATTTTCATATTTTTCTACTCTCTTTCTATTTCTAGGCTTAACTCTTTGTAGAACCGAATATGGTTTTTTACCAGGTTCCTTTTTTTCATAAAGTTCTTTAGAATAATGACTAGAACCCCCGCTTGTGGCATTATTTGAATCTATAGATGGTTCAAAAGAAGATCTCTTGTATTCTTTATGGTATTTCATTTATATTAAAGCAAATGTAATTTTTTTATAAAAAATAAACTACATTTACAATTTACAATTTACAATTTACAATTTACAATTTACAATTTACAATTTACAATTTACAATTTAAATTATTATCTCTTTAATTTACATCTACCATTAAACTGTAGGTATACTCCATATATAATAAGGATGGACATACCCATAGACCATAAAAATTCTATCGAAGAAGACTCTCTTGTATGTTTATATTCACACCTGGTTCCTAGAGGTGTTTGTACACAACTATTGGGTATCTCTTCCATTAAATTACTAACTATAGCGTTAATAAATATTGCAGAAAAGAATATACCAAATCCATAAGAAAGGGGTATGTTAAAACAGTTAGAATACCATGCTGCAATAGCACTCGGAAACATTACTAAAACCGCCAAAGCTGCTAAAAGATGTATAGGCCAAAGAATATTCATTTATTAATACATTTGATTTTTTTTTATTTTATTTAATAATTTTAGCCCATCAATTCCGAACCGGCTCCTAATTTACATTTACCTGTAAATTGACGGTATGTTCCGTATATAATTATAGCAGATGCTATAATAGCGTATATCTTCCAGAGTATATCGGCGATTCCTGGTGCAAAGCTAGCAATTGTACTTACAATTATTAACGGTAGAAACATAAGAAGGAATGCGTAACTAAGTCTAATATTCAAACAACGAGAATACCATGTTGTTATCGCAGACGGAATCATAATGAATATAAATAACAAACCCGCTATAATTTCAATCATTCTTTAATACAATAATTCATTTTTTTTTTAAAAATAAATTCAATATGTGAATTCTTTTTCAGACATCAAGAGACTAATTTATCTTGATGTCGTCATTCAGAATTCTAATAAGTGTTTTAGATAGTCGCAGGAAATACTGTGGATCATCCGAACTTAGAATTTCCCGGCTTTGAGGATCATCCGAAACCAGCGAAAGACATTTTCATTTTCATAGTCTTCTCAGCTGGCTTGTTCTGTCATCCCCATTTCATTTTAGGTTTGGGTTTAGGTTTAGATTTAGGTTGTCTTTTTAGATTACTAAGAAGTCTTTTAGCAGATTTGTATTTACGTCCTTTTTTAGAAACAAATGTAATGCTAATACCCTCTTTTTGGCATCTAATTTGCAGTCTTTTAAATGCCCCTGCTCTCATTTCTAACTCTTTTCTTGTTAGCTTCATACGCTTTCCTCTTACTACTTTAGTAACGGGGACACCAACTGATTTTAATTTGGCTTTTAGAACTCTTGTAGATGTATTTCTTATTGAAACCTTAGGTTTTTTACCGAAGGATGTATTCGACGACGGTCTTCTCCGTGCCGGCGACACCCGCGGCCGATTCTTCTCGGCGGCCCGCTCCTCAGCCTCTTTTGCCCGCTTCTGTGCCTCTATCACCGCCTTCCACGCATCCACCTCCTCCTTAGAAGCTCCTCCGTAAATCTTTTCAAGAAGAGTGTCTTTAATATTCCCCACACCCCGATACAAAGACATTAACATACCTGCACCTTCTTGAGTATTTTTTTCATCATCAGTCAAATACACATACAATCCATCGGCTATAAGATCGGTCCTTCCCTTATTCTCTTTAGCCTCTAAAAATGAAAACTTACTAAACAATGAACATATCTCACTACTTAGAATATCAAATGATACATACATCTTATTCTGATAAGTTTTGGAATGTAAAAAACTTACTATTTGTAAAAAATCTCCCATCGTTTTAAATACGCTATAATCATAGTAATAACCGGTCGCTTGTGCTTTTGGGACAATGCCTTCAACACTATTATTATTTGAATCATTGCTTACATTATTAACATCAAGATTGCTCTTATTAAAATAACTTACTATATTTAAAGTTACTACTCTATTATCCTCAGAATTATTTGATTTTAATTGACAATTTACTATATTCACTTCATTTCCTTTTACAGTGCAATAAATATTATATTCAGTATCTTCAATTTTATTTATAGTTCCTTTTTTGAAGGTTTTATCCGCTTCAATTATGGTTTTTTGCAGTTTATCCTTAGATGCTGCATCATATTCGCTCGAGATGTCTGTTACAAATATTAAATCATTATAAGACTCGCAACGACTAGCCTTTCTTCTTGATTGTTCTAATATAGAACTATATATGGGTATCAAAGCTGATGAATTCGAGGTTGCATCAATTCTTAGTTCAACGGGTGAATTATTATAGTAGGATTTATTTAGTATCTTAACCATTCTTGTGATAGAATTATCACCGGCGCAATCTCCTTGACCTATGTTTTTTAGTGGTACAGTAGTAAGTCCGAATAAATTTAATATTTTTCCCGAAATAGATTTTGCTTTTGCATCTGTTGAGAAATAAGTATATTCTATTTTAAAACCCGCAAAAACCTTACTAATTAGTTTCTCACATACTTCTACTAGATTATACTTTCCCAAATTTTCTTTCAGCTCATCTATAAGTTGGTTAACAAAATCTTCTTTAGCAATATCTTTAAAGCCGCGATTTCCACAAAAATCATGTGCGGCGTCGCACGCCATTAATATTCTAAAAAGTCCGTAAAAAATCTCCGATTCATCGCGTTTTACTGAAACAGCCAATAGATTTAATTTTCTTTGGTCTCCAAAACGCTTTATGTATGTTTTATATAAATCTAAGTTTATGGTTTCCATATACAATAAACCAAACATTTTAATTAATTTAATATTTAATTAGTGAAAGTCCACTCGTAGTAGTACCTGATTTGACCTGGTCTCTTTAGTTCGTCATACTTGAAAAACACATATGATTCATCACATAACTTCCTTAGACTATTTTCAAACGGTATCAACATAGTTTCTTCATGTATGTATTTAGGATTTTCAACTACAAGCTTAGCATTTAAAGCCCTTCGTTTCTTATCCAAAACAAACATGGCCATATATTTAGGTTCAAATTGTCCACATTTAGATTCTTCCGGGTAGAATCCAAAATAGAAATATTCCTCAGATGTGTAAACATCCGAAGCCTGTTTCATTCTGAGACATTCTGTACAGTAATGTTCATCATACAATTCAGTGTCCTCTCTACCCATATGTAAAAGCCAATTTTGAGCCCAAGCAGCCCCGTTCAGATGTGTTAAAAGTTTTAGTTCACCTCCCGAAGGAGGTGTTAAAGATTCTACGAAATCTGTAGTATGACTATCACCGTTTATAATGTTATATTTATAGAATGAATAAGTCTCAGTTGGTTTATAGAATGGATAAATACAAGGACTCGCAATAAAAGACAATATTGGCAGACATAAAGAAAACATTCTATACTATATTATGTATAATGTATTTTTTATTTAAGTAGATTCCAAAATCTTAACAACCTTATTGATTGTTGGAATACATACGTCTACAACTTGTGATATTTTTGATTTAGATGGTTGTTTAAGTTTTAGTTCATTTTTTACAACATAAAACAGAACCCCGGCTGTAATAGATTTTGGTGTTACAGAATCTAGACGATCTATATTTTTCGTATATATGTCATTACATGTGTAAATTGTTCTAAATGGTAAACCAAGTTCGGTGCAAAATTTACAAAAAACATCTGTATCCTTATTGTCTTCTTTTTTTCGTCCAAGATATTTATAAGCCGGAACATTCTGCATTATTTCCAAAAATACTTTTTCACCCTTTAGAAAACCTTTTTGATTTCCTGGGTTGTCTGTTAATTCAATCAACTTAGAACGTTCAATTGATACGTTATTTTGCATAGCCGAAAAATACAAACATGCTGATATAAGTCCATTTCTAACTGAAGCTCTAGTCAATTTTCCAGATTCCATGCACACGTGCCACATATTTTTTGCCGTTGGTAAAATAGAATGAGGTAGTGAAAGTAATGTACGATAATTTTCGAATTGTTCGGAAACTTTCCAAAATGTTTTTTGTTTATGTGAAAAAGTTTGTTGATAATGCAGAGTCATCATAAAAGAATTTTTATGAAATCCCGGTATAGTTCCAGATTTATCATATGGATTATCGCTTATATTAAAATCACCCCTTTGTGTTGAATTTTGAAAAGATCCATCATCCTTTTTATGACTATTCCATTCACAAGATTCGTGTTCAGTTTCTAATAGTTCTCCACACTCTAAACACACATTAGACTGATCCGACGGGTTATACATATAATTTACATGAAGACAACACTTGTTATGTAAAACATTTTTATTGGAAGAATTTTCAAATTCAATCTTATCTAGATCTTGCCATGCTAGTAAGAGAGCTTCGTCCATTACAAATAGACAACTTTAATACACAATTATACATTTTATCTTTAATATGTCTATAAAAACGTAATATTCGCGGGAATATTTTAATTTAATTATGTTATATCTTTTTAATTATGACTGAAGTAGCTATTATTAAAGATAATGATATATATTCTATAAGACTAGAAAAAGTTAAATCGATATACGTTGTGGAATTAAAGGAAGATACACCGTATAATGAAGATAAATTTGATGAATTTTTAATGTATTTAAAAAATACATGGGAATACATAAGAGAAAATGGATTAAAATATCATCACTTAATTAATCTAGGTGTAAATGGAAATAAAGATAATGAATTACCCTTAACCGCCTACATTAAATTAGTGAAAACTATAACCGAAATTAATGATATTCTAAACACTAATTGTCATTCCATATGTATACTAACAGGGGGGTCTATAAAGTGGAAAACTGCTTACGAATTAGCAACAAAATTGTGGAAACCCGATAAACAAAGACCTCTTTTATTTACAGAGGAACAAAAACATGTAGAAGCTTTTTTCCTTACTCATAAATTAATGCCTTATTTAGATACAATGAGTGAGTGGGTAGAATGTGAAGACGGTGGCTACATACGTAAGTAATTGCATAATTAATACTAATTAAATAAAATAAAATACAAAATGTTTCTTATTTTATTTAATTAATCTAAGTTTTAATAAATTTTTTTTGTTTATAGATTTATACCTCTAAGAAGCTTAGAACCGAATGGTGTTAGCTTTAGAATATTAAGACCGGCATATACAGTAGCAAGGATACCGAATGCAATGTGTACACGCTTTACAAACTTAACACTGTCGGAACGAGAGCTGGCTCTACATTCGTTGTCTAGTACTCCAACGCACATCCATACGAAAGCCGCAACAACAAGTGGAACTACAATAGTGTAGATATTTGATTTTAGAAGACCGAAGAGCGAATTAGGCGATAACATTATTTTTATTATTAGTGATATATTTTATTTTTTAATAAATTAAATTTTATCAAGGTCATTTTTCCAAAAATCTGACACAGTGTAATTTTTATTTAATGTGTATTCTGTTTGTATTTTATCTCGTGAAGTGGTTAAAGATGTAATTGTGTCTTCGCTAAAAGAATGTATTTTCATGTCGGTTAAATATGTATATGAATTATTTACTTTCATATAAGAACGCAATTCTAGTTGTTCATTTATAAAACTAATCTTCTGTCGGAATACTTTTACATTTTCATCGATTACGTCATTGACAAAATTTATCTTTGCGTTTATAAGATTTAATTCTTTGGACAACTTATCTGAAATATCTTTCTGTCTTTTGATATAATATTCACACCTGATTGTCCAAAATCTATAGACAATTTCTTCAACAGACTCTATTTTAATTATTTCATTTTTTTCATTAAAAACATGGATATTTTTACAAGATACATTTGATGTCAATTTTAGTTTCTTCTCAAATTCTTTATTATCTCTCCAGTTAATAATATTTTCCAGAGGAATCTTTATTTCAAAATGTACATTAGTTTCTGTTGAATTATTGATGTAGCTATAGATTTCATTTTCTGTTTCTAGTTTATCCAAATGTGATTTGTAATCTTCAGTCCACGTTCCAATAGGAAGCTCTGTGATAGTTACTTTATTTGATTGAATTTTGTATACACCTTTTGTCATCCATCGATTTTCTTCTATCTTTGTAATTACACCGGTAAATCCTTTGTACCATGGATTCAGTTCTTCGATGTCTGCATCGGGGTCATCTACTAGTTTAAGAAGTCTATCTTTTAGATCATCCGGGTTAAAACATGGGACATCAGTTGAAAATCCAGTTCCAATTCCGCAAGCACCGTTGATAAGAATAAGAGGTAGAACGGGAACATAAAAAGATGGTTCAATTGAAAATCCATCATCATCTAGATAGTTTAGAATAGATGTACTAAAGTCCGCTGAGTTAAAAATATTCTTAAAATTTTTTGAAAGATGTGTGAAGATGTACCTAGGGCTCGATGAATCTTTTCCACCAAGAAGTCTAGTACCAAATTGACCAACCGGTTCTAGAAGATTCATATTGTTAGAACCCACAAATGTTTGTGAAAGACCGATGATAGTATCTTGAAGACTCGTTTCACCGTGGTGATAACTTGAGACTTCTGAAACGTAGCCGGCGAGTTGTGACACTTTAATTTCAGAATACAAATTTCTTTTGATACACGCATATATTATCTTTCTTTGTGATGGTTTCAATCCATCTACAAGACTTGGGATAGATCTTACATTATCGGCTATTGAAAAAAGGACAAGTTCTTTATTTATCAGATCTTTTACTCTTACGTTATTTTTGGTGTAATCCAGTGTTTTTGGTGATGTAATGTTATCAAGAATCCATTTTTTTCTTGCATCTGCTTCTGTTTTTGTAAACGCCATATGTAGGTATTTTTCATCTGTATTAGATTCTACTTTGTAGTCTAGCGTTTTCATATCTTTAAAGTATTCTTTAGCCTCTGAAGAGGTACTTGTACCAAGTCCCTTATAATATTTTACCTTATAACCTTCTATTTTATTAGTTTCTCTCCATTTATTGTAATCACTTATGTTATAGAAAGGCATTACTTTGTCTTTTTTTGATATTTTGATAACTGGTGTAACAAGTGAAGATATGAAATCGATCTTCAAAAGTTCCGGCCAGGAATTACCAATGAAATTCACAAGAAGGCTTTTAATGTGAAACCCGTCTGTATCAGCATCTGTCATTATAAGTATTTTTCCATATCTGAGTTCAGATACATTCTTGTATTTTTTACCATTTTGAAGTCCGAGTATTTGTTTGATGTTATTGATTTCTTCATTTTTAGACAGTTGTGTATAAGTTGCAGTTCTTGTATTTAGTAGCTTTCCTCGTAGAGGGAAAACACCATATGTGTCTCTTCCAACTACAGAAAGACCTGAGATAGCAGTAGCCTTTGCTGAATCACCCTCTGTAAATATGATAGTACACTTGGATGAATCTTTTGTACCCGCTCTGTTTGCATCATCAAGCTTTGGGATGATGATTCTTGATGTTTTCTTACCATCTGTTTTTTGTAGAGATTTCTTTTCCTTTGCATCAGCCAAAGCAAGTACATTTTCTATGATTCCAAGCTTTGACACACTCTTGACAAATTCATCTGAGGCCGAGAATTTACTCCCGAACCCTGATACCTTTGTGATGTGCTTTTCTTTAGTCTGAGATGAAAAGGAAGGATTTTCAATGATACAATTTATGAAAACGAATATGTTGTCTTTGATGTAATTAGGTTTAATAGTAAGACTCTTGTGTTTTTCTTGAATAATCTCTGTGATTTTTTTTACAATAGGACTAATGACGTGCTCCACATGACTACCTCCGTCTGATGTATTCACTCCATTTACAAATGAGATACACTGAAATCCGTTTTCAGACGGGGCAATAGCAACTTGCCACCTAGGATTTTCTTGAATAACTCTTGGGCAGTTCTTTTTAGGACCGATATACATAGAAATGTATTCGGAAAAATCTTTTACATTTAGTTTTTTATCGTTGTAATACACATCAACACCCTTGGGTGTGATAGCACACATATCAAATATGCGCCTAATTAGAATGCTTTTAGTGTCTTCATTCAGAGTGTCGACGCCAAACCTTTTAAAATCCGGTTTGAATGTGATTTTTGTGTATTCTTTTACTGATTTTCCCAGTTTTGGCTTACAGATTTTGCTTAGATTTTTTTCAAAGGTCTGTGTGTATTTTTTACCTCCAGATGCTGTCTCAACTGTAAATGTATCAGAAAAGATAGCTGCAAGTTTAGCACCTAGCCCGTTAAGACCCCCTGTTGTCCTTTTCTTGGTGTCATCATGGTTGCTAGTGGTTAGAAGATTTGCAAAAATAAGTTCAGGTATGTAAATGTTATATTCTGGGTGAATCTCTATAGGTATTCCAGAATCGTTATAGATTGAAATTGTATTATCATCTGAAATCCAAACCTTTATACATGTCATGTTGATATTTCTTTGACGTTCATCTGAGGCATTTGTCAAGATCTCATCAAAAATCTTGAATATGCCTGGATTCCATCTGCATGTCTTAATGGATGAAGTGTTAGTCTCCTGATTTACAATCCAGCAGTCAGATGTTACATCTGATATGTCTCCCACGTACATACCCGGCCTTTCTAAAACATGTTCTATTTGGGTATATTTTTTATAGTTTTCAGCCATAATTTACGGTGATATAAAGTAACTGATTATAAATTGTATTTTATTTTTAAACCAGTTATTTTTTTGTAAAATTTCTTAAACTATATTAGGCGGTGAAGTGAACCTAGTTTTTAGATTGTGTATCATATTATTAATCTCATCAGTTGTTCTAAGTCCTACGAACTGGGTTTTATCAGTTTTATACTTTATGATAGTCGTAGGTATATTATAAATTCTATGTTTAGATAGAAATTCTTCAAATTCGTCATTTTCTACGTCTATAGTGTATGTTATAGAATTTGGTATATCTGCTAGTATTTGTTCTATTTGTTTACAAGGGAGACACCAATCTGTACCAAATTTAATAAATACAATGGTTTCGCCAAAATCAATACTATTTATGTCATTATAAGATTGTAAACTTTCAATTTGTTGAGAGATTTCCATTAATATATTAAATTCCTTAGTTTTAAGTTATATTTAATTTTAAAAAATATACGCATTTCTTAATAAATTTATGTTTCTATCTAATTTTGACTTTTATAGATTTGATTTACAAGCCATTGTGATAATTATAGCAACTATATGTATATGTATAGGTATAAATAAATACAGAGAAAAAGGAATCCCAGATGAACAGAAAATTAATGAAAGTTTAATTCTACTAGGGAGTGGAATACTAGGGTTTATTATAAGTTTAATTGTTTCTTATGCGACATTAGAAGCAGATATTCTAGATACGTCTGATTATTATAATTAATAATATTTAGTTAAATTATTATGTCGATAAGTCTATCAAAATTTAATCCACGTAAGATAGAAGAAAAAAGACTAACAGGTTCAGGTCCGGCTACCTGTGTTTTTATAGGAAAAAGAGGAACCGGTAAAAGTACATTAGTTGCAGATATATTATATCGTCTACGAAAGATTAATGCAGGTGTTGCAATATCTGCTACAGAAGATGGAAATGCCTTTTATTCTAATTTTATACCAGAAATACTTATACATTCTGAGTATAAACCAGAGATTGTACAGCAGATTGTAACTCGTCAAAAAAAAGTAATCGATGGTAAAAAGAAAGACTCAAGTAAAGACGTATTTGTTTTATTGGATGATTGTATGTATGACAAACGTATGATAAGAGATCCAAATATACGAGGTATATTTATGAACGGTCGTCATTGGAGAATTACATTTTTATTAACTATGCAGTATTGTATGGATTTACCACCAGACCTTAGAGCTAACATTGATTACATTTTTATTCTTCGTGAAAATATTATACAAAATCAACAAAAGTTGTATAATAATTTCTTTGGGATATTCCCACACTTTTCTATATTTCAGGATGTTCTTAATAGTTGCACAGAAGGTTATGACTGTTTAGTTTTAGATAATACATCCCGAAGTAATAATATATCAGACTGTGTTTTTTGGTATAGAGCTACCCCTGATCGTAAATTTAAAATAGGTTCTAAAGATCTTTGGACATATTGTAAAAAGAATTATGATGCTAAAAAAGCTAAAGAGATACCTGAATTTGACTCTAAAAAGATGAAAAAGAAGAACGCTCCTAGTGTAGCTGTTAAGAAATTAAAATAATTTAATAATTTAAATGGTAAATTATATTATTAATGGAATGTTGCTAACCGAGTGTATAGTAAGTCAATATGGAAGAACGTGTTTTTTAAATGATATATACAATACAAACGTAAATGTATTCAAGATGGAAAATTTTTTAATTTATTTAATACTAAGACCTATTGAAAATATTATTCGAAAATCTATAAACGGTATTAATTTTGCAGACATATCTATAAATATAGAAGACTTAGATAATGTTCCTTTTACTTAATCAAGAACAAGTTCAAAATCCGGAAATACATTTAGTGCTTTACTAATGTCTCCGTCTAGATGTTTATTTAATTTATGATATTTATGTTTCATCATAATTTGTTCTGCGGTTAGTCCGTCTTTGTAAAACTCGGGTTTAATGTCATCGTCCAGAAAGTAAGGAATAAAAGACGCTGCAAAAAGAGCACCAGCTACAGGGTAAGCGCGCTTAATTAATTCTTTACGTGTTGGAGGTTTTAATACAAAAGATTCAGTAGAAAACAAATACAACAATGCAAAAATAATAGCTTTTTTCATTTATTTAATGTGTATATTTTATCTTTTTAAATTTAGTACATGTATTACTAAAAAAAATACATATTAAAAAAATGTGTATATATTAAATAACAGTTATGCCAACTGAAGAAGAAAAAAGACAAGAACTGATAAAGTGTATAACACGATACTTTAAGGCTGAAAACGATTATCTCAGAAGATGCGCGAGTGAATTAAAAAATTACGGGATAGTAGTTATAGACCTCAATTTGATTAAAAAAGAAAGTGACTTTTTAAGGAAAACAGACTGGTTTTCAGAAATAAAGAAATTTCAATTGAGGGATTTCAAAACAGATAATCCACAATATGGATTTGTATTAGGAGCATTTGGGGCATTGGGTAATCCATCTAGCTTTCATAATCTAGTTATGTATCAATTGAGATACATTCTCTTTAAGAAACTTTCTAGAGTTTTTGGATACATGGACAATAAACGTTACTTAGAGTCTTTATTTGACCGTGTTGCAATCCGTAGAGAAGGTACAAGTATAGGTGGTGAGTCTTTTCACAGAGACACTTGTAGTGTTCAAAAAGATTCAGATCACATTTACGGAGGATGGATAAATTTAGACAAACGTGGTAGTCAATATTTCTCCTGTGTTCCTGGTACACACACTTGTGCGGGACGCGGCGGTTTTGAAAAGATATCGGGTGATTATCCAAACAAAGTAAAAATAGAAATTAAACCAAAACAGGTTATTATCTTTAACCAGAACATTATACACGAAATTAATAAACAGAAATTCACTACGAATTCAGTAAGGCTTTATCTGGGCTGGAGACACACTAATGAATCCGAACCTCTTTTTAACAGTAAAACCAACCCACAATTTAACATAACACAAATTCTACAAAGACAACTTGTTCCACCGCTACCAAGTGGAGATCTCGCTGTTATGTATAGTAAAAACCATCCAGGATTATGGAAAAGTCGCATGGAAATACTTTCATCTGAAATAAAAGATTATTACCTTGAGACCGACCCCAAAAAAACACAAAGATACAAAGACGGTAAAGTAGTTAAAAGGGCTCTAAAAGAGCCTATACAATTAGTAGAGATTCCTGATTATCTTAAAAAGATTTATTACCCCAACAAAACTTTTTACCAATAGATATTCTACCTTTAAAAAGTGGCTAAAAATTTTTTTTTATAAAAAGAATATAAAGGAATTATCAATATGATAATATAATGGTAAAGACATCTGAACAGGACAAATATGATATGCAGAGTTTGCGGGCGAAATTTTCTAATCCAGAGGAGGAAGAAGAATATTCTAAAACACAAAGCAAAATTTGTACTAAATGTAAATTAGACAAAGATTTGACTCAGTATGGTAAAAATATGTCAGGTCAATGTGCTTTCACTCCCGATGGTCTACGAAGGCGCAGACCCGAATGTAAGGATTGCCTATCAAGAATTACCAGTCAAAAACAAAAGTTGAAAAAAAGTAAAATACCCGAAGGCTCTACATGTGAAATATGTAAGTCGGATAAAAAAATAGTCTTTGATCATTCTCACAATGGAGATGGTGGGTTTAGGGGGTATTTGTGTGATGGTTGCAACAGGGGCTTGGGGCTCCTGGGGGATACATCAGAATGGCTTACATTAGCATGGAATTATGTGAATAAATATGAAAATAGGGACTTTAGCAACGAAGATGGAATTTTGGTTCTCACTTAATATTAGTAATTCTATGTTTTGACAATTTAAAATATTTTTCCTCATTTTCAATTCCTATAAATATTCTGTTTGTATTTATGCAACCAATTCCCGTTGTCCCTGAACCCATAGTATTATCCAATACAGTTTCGGCTTCATTAGAATAAGTTTTAATTATATATTCAATTAGTTTAACGGGTTTTTGTGTCTCATGTATTGTATCATATTCTATATCAAATTCTAATATCTCAGATGGATAGTTTGTGAATTTTTGAGAATATTCAGTATCGCTTATTAATTTGTTATTTGGGCCTAGATGATGAGATTGATTAAGCATTTTACCAATTCTTTCTTTACTGTTTTTCTTTTTAATGTCTACTGGAATTAAATTTTGTGGGTTATAGGTCATGTTTCCTTTATTCCTCGAAGCTGCTGCAGCACCTCCTTTAGAGAATACACATATATCTTCTGTACATTTCATAGGTCTGTAATTTGCTAGCAAATATTGTGTTGTTTTATTTTTTTTCCATATAAGATTGTATTTAAACCATTTATAATTTGACGAAATTAACATACTCGTAAAAGGTTGTTGTCCAAATAACACTATTACCCCCGATGGTTTTTTTATAATTCTTTCATACTGTTCCCAGAGTTTATCAATATTAATTACAGTATCCCATTTACATTTTGTAGTACCATATGGTAAATCACATAATATTAAATTTATACTATCGTTCTCTATTTCTTTCATTCTTTCTAGACAATCACCAAACAATAGAGTAATATTATCAGTTTTAAAATCATCTGTCGTATATTTTTCAATATCTTCTATAAGTTTTTCTTTTGCTTCTCTTTTTGACATATTTTTTTTACCACTCATATATTTTAAATGTGTATATATTATTTTCTTAAATGATTTAAAAATTAAATACATACACACTTAATTACTAGTTTTATGGATAAAATCAATGAATTGAAATCAATTCCTATGCATGAACAGCGTTCTGATGCGTGGTTCAAACAAAGAGAAAACAAATTGACATCAAGTGACGCAGGCACAGTTCTAGGCTTGAATCCTTATCAAAAACCAAAAGAAGTACTTTTTAAGAAATGTGGTCATGATCCAAAGCCATTTGTTGGTAATATTGCTACTCGTCACGGTCAAAAGTATGAAGACGAAGCTATTGACAAGTATTGTAAGCTAACTGGTCAAAAGAGTTACGAATTTGGTCTTATTGCTCATGAGGATGTCCATAAATCCGATGAATATCCATGGCTTGCTGGTTCGCCAGACGGTATTTCTATTAGCGTAACAGATCCTAATGCAAAGCCTGTTCTATTGGAAGTTAAGTGTCCTTATAAGCGAAAGATTATCCCAGGAAAGATTCCAGAGTATTATTATCCCCAAGTTCAGTTGAATATGTTCATTTGCGGACTAGAAGTTTCTGATTTTATTGAATATTGTCCTCCGAAAACTATGAGTATTGTAAGAACTTACATTAATCATAAGTGGCTTAAGAAGAATTTGCCTATTCTGGACAAGTTTTGGAAGGATGTAGTTCATTATCGCGAAGTGGGAATTAAATGTCATCCCGAATTTAAACACCCTAAGAGAGTTCTAGATCTTACTACAAAAGACAATTCAGACAATTCAGACATTTCAGACTTTAATAATAGAGAATGTCTTATTATCGATTAATTAATTTTAATTTCGTTTAAATAGTTTAAAAGAATAAAATATATAAAATGTAAATGGGAATTAGAGGATTAAATGCCCTTATTAAAAAACATTCTCCAGACTGTATAACATATAATGACATTAAAAAATACTATGGCAAAATTGTTGCTATAGATTGTAGTATACTACTTTATAAGTTTAAATACGCATCTAAAGTAGAAAATTCTCATTTAATTGGTATAGCTAATAGAGTAAAATTTTACGTAATGAATGGAATTCTTCCCGTGTTTATTTTTGATGGGGTTCCTCCAGATGCAAAGAGTGTAACATTAGAAAAAAGACACGCCGCCAAAGAAAAAATATACCTTAGATTAGAAGAATTAAGAGAAAAAGTTCCTGAAAATTTTCAGGATAAAAAAGATATAAGTGATGAAATTGAAAAACTTCAGTCTCAAATTATAGTAGTAAAGAAATATCATGTAGAACAATGTAAAGAATTCCTAGAAAAATCTGGAATTCCTTATTGTACAGCACCTAATGACGCGGAAAAGTATTGCGCCTTTCTCCAAAGAAACAAATTGGTAGATTATACAATAACTGACGATTCTGATGCTCTTACATTCGGGTGTTCTATTGTTCTTAAGACTAGTATAAGTAAACAAATAACTGAGATTAATTTAGAAAAACTACTATCAGACATCGATATGAATATGGATAATTTTGTGGATTATTGCATTTTATCCGGTTGTGATTATACTGAGTCTATTCCACTTATAGGACCAGTAACTGCATACAATTTAATTAAGAAACACAAGTGTATAGAAAATATAATAACCAATGAAAACAAGATACCTGAAAATTTCAATTTCAATATATGTAGAGATATATTCAATACATTCGATTATTGTATACCAGAACCATTCTGTATTAAAAGGATAAATAAACAGGTTTTGATAGATTTTATGAATGAACACAATTTTAGAGATAATGTAATTTGTAAATTTATAAAAATTTTAATTTAATTCATTTTATTTTTGAATTAATTTTATTTTAATTTCTTTTCTATATATTAAAATAAATATGTCCGACCTACTTGATCTATATTTTGGCGCCAAGCGCCGCCGCAGCCGTCGTTCGCGTTCGCCCAAGCGCAAGCGTACTCGCTCGCCCCTCCGCCGCCGTCGCACCCGCAAGATTTCGAAGGCTAAGACTTCGATTGTAGTTGCCGGCCGTAAGCGTAAGCTTTACAAGGGTAAGACTGGTGCCCTTTACTACCGCTCCAAGGGCCGTAAGGTTTACATTGGTAAGAAGCGCCGCACCCGCAGAAGCAGAAAGACTCTTCGCCGCAGACGTACCAGGAGACGTCTAAAGATGACTAAGGCTGCCATTCGTGCGCGTCGTGCCTACCGCCGTCGCAATCGCAAGTCTGCCCGTCGTGGTCGCAAGAAGAAGCTAAAGATGACCAAGGCTGCCATCAAGGCTCGTGCCGCTTACCGTCGCCGCACTCGCTCGCGTTTCGGTCTCTGGTAGATGTGTAAT